GCTTACATTTTAGCACCCATGTTTATTAAAAACATTTATAACATTCCTGTAATGGCTATTTTATTACTTTATTTAGTATTCGTTACTTTATATCAGAATAACGATGGATGTTGTAGCTTCGCTACAAGTTTATCTAATATTTTATATGGAGTATTAAGTGCGGCATTAACTGTTATCATATTAGTTTCAGCAGGATTAACTGATAAATTATTTACTGAAGATTTAGTATCAGACGCAACAATATGTTCTATGCCTTCTAAACAAACGTTTAAATGTTCGGTTTATAAAAATGGTGAAATTATTAGCTCAACAACTCAAACAAATTAATTATTAAAAAATTTACTATTATTTAATAAAAATGATTTTACTTGTTTCAGTGTAATATCTCTGGCAAAACTATCAGCCATTAATTTAGTATTCCCTTTTGTATGGTATACTGATACAAAATTATTATATGAATTAATTAGATTTTTATTTTTATAAATATTTAAATTAACAACATTAAACAGTTCTTTTTTTTTATTTTTATTTACCATATTGTGAAAAATATACATTAAACTTTTAAAATCATTTTTTGTTTTAATAAATTTAAAATTAATTTTAGATAAGAATAATGTTGCGTGAGAAGAACATTCCGGACATGGTAAATTTTTACAAATTTGTTTAATAATATTAAATGTTTGATAGCCAATATGATTAAATTGTTCTTCTTTAATTTTTTCAACTAATGTGTGTATAAAAGACCAAATAGCAGGACCCCACAATGTTGGTGACATATTATAATTGATAATAATATAAAAATTTATTTAATTAATACAATATGTTTTCAACTGATAATATAAATTTTTATGATGAAATAAATAAAGAAGATGATTTCATTAATGATGAAAATAAATGTTTAATCACATTACAAGAATTAACTGATGATTTTGTAGAACTAGATTGTGGACATAAATTTAATTATGAACCTTTATTTAAAGATATACAAAATCATAAAAATAAATTTAATAAATTAGAACGTAATGTTCTATTGACAAATGAAATAAGATGTCCTTATTGTAGAACTATACATAATAAATTATTACCATTAAATGATAAATTCCCAAAGGTTCATGGTGTGAATTATAAAGATGATGAATTAATACTATTTAATAATAGCCAAAATGATTATATATGGTTTCAAGGAATGTGTGAATATTCAAAAGAACATATTTTAAGTAATAAAATTTGTGAATCATGTGATAATATATTAGTTACACACATAAGTTTATTTAAATTAAATTTATGTATAGTTCATAAAAATGAATATCATTATAATTATTTAATACAAAAAAAAGAACAAGAAACAAAAATCAAAATAGAAAATAAATTAGCAAAGATTAAAGAAAAACAATCTATGATTAAAGAAAAACAATCTATGATTAAAGAAAAACAATCTATGATTAAACAAAATATACCTAAATGTTTACAAATAACAAAAAAAGGAGTTCAATGTTCTTTTAAAGCTATAAAAGATGGATTTTGTAAAAAACACGAGTTAAAATAGTTAAAATATTTATTATTTAAATATTATTAAATAATAAATAAATGTTAGCTGAAAAATTAGATACAAAAGAAGAATTAATTCAGAAAATTAAAGAATGGTTAAAAATTGATAATGATATTATTCGTTTAAATAAAGACTTGAAAGAATTGAAGAAAAAACAAAAATTATTGACTAATACATTAGTTAATGTAATGAAAACCAATCAATTAGAATGTGTTGATATTAATGGTGGAAAAATATTATATAAAAAAAGCATATCTAAAAAACCAATCAACTCAAAAATGTTGTTGAATACATTAAAAACATTTTTCTCTACTAATCCTTCAACGGCTGACGAAGTAACCGAATATATATTAAATAATAGAGAAATTATAATAAAAGAAACTATAAAAAGAAAAATAGATAAATAAATTAAAGTTTAAATAAAAAATACTTTTTTTATTAATGATTGAAGAAGATATAAATAAAAATGTAAATGATTTATTTTATTCTTTGGAAATTCCAAAGAAGATATCTTATAATTACCCAGGGTTAGAATATTTAAATGATGAATTTCCAAATTTGTTAAATGAAAATGACATTATTCATATATGTGCATATAATGTAAATGTTTTAAATAAATATCCATTTTTACAATATTTTTTATACAAACCTCATAATGAAACATCTTTTTCTTTTCCTTCATTTTTTTATAAAAATGAAATGGATTTATTAACAAAATCTATGTCTGTTATTAATGCTATGTGCTTATCTTACTATAAGGATACTTTTTTTAATTATAAAGGATATATCAAAGAAGATAATTGTGTATATTTATTTTTTGATTGTAGTCATATGAAAATTGATACTTTAAAAATGACTGAATATAATGATTTATGGTTAGTAATTATTGATGAAATTATTAATTATAAAAGTGTGTGTGGTTCTCCTATTGATGAAATTGTTGTTGAATTATTTTATACTTACGAAAAGTTTACTTATCTTACAGATGATGACGATAATCATCATCAAATGCCTATTATCGGTTATTCAACATGTGATTTTAAAAAAATTGATTTTGTAGCTACTTTTGGTATTCAATTAAAAAATGATTTTTTAGGAAATTATTATTATTTTAATGTATATGAAGATGTAGTAAATAATGTTACAAAGTGTGGAATTATTCGCTGTGTTATTTTTACAGATAACACGAAAATTATATATGATGATATTGATTCTAATGAAATAACTGAATGGAATGACAGTTTGTCTCTACTTTTTGATAGTGTATATTATACTAACCCTTCTTTAAAAAATAATATTTGGGCGGTTAAAAACGATAATCAATATTTTGTACTTTCGGTCCATAAAATATATATATAATATATAATGACTAGTTATAATCCACTCCCATCACTTGTAGTTTCAATTAAAAATACAATTGAAACTATCAAAACAACTATAAACAGTGAACATGTAAGTGAATCTGCAACACTTTTTTTACAAATTATAGAATGTACTGCTACTCTAGTACCTATTTTTGGACCTGTAATTGTTTTAGGCGCACAAATTGCTCAACTACCAGGTACATATCATGAATTGCAAGATAAAATAGAAAATTATTCTGCTGATGCATTAGAATACGCAGATATGGTTAATAAAGTTAGTACAGAATTGAATCAAATGTTTTTGGATAATATGACGAAAATTACTAATATACACAACAGTGGCATATTAAAAGATCAATTAGACAAATTACAACGTAGTAAAGAGTTAATTACTATGAGATTAACTGAGTATGATAAATATATAAAAGTTATATTTGATTATAATCCTAATACTTCTAATATTCATAGTAGATTTAATATGGAAGTATTCACAAAGTCAACTACAACAATAGAAAGTAAAATTAATTCGTTTCATATTTCACTTATAAGTGCTGCTTCATTATTCTTATTTGAAATACAGTCAATAACGATTACTACTATATCTGATATAACTACAGCAATACAAACAACAAATACACAAGTACAAATGAATTTTGAAAGTATAAAAAAAATAACAGACAATTTTAAGAATTTAACTGATGAACTTGAAGCAGTTAAACAAAATTTTCAAGATTCAAAAAATGGTGAATTAAATAATGCCACCACAATCACCATAAGCCAAGTTTCCACAACCACAACCACAACCGGAGGTTATAAATTTAAATCAAAAAAAATAAAAAGAAAATTAAATAAAATAAAAAGAAAAACAAAAAATAACAGAAAAACAAAAAATAACAGAAAAACAAAAAAATATATTTAATTTAGTAGTATATATGAAATTATCAAAAATTAGTTATATAATAATAGCATTTGTATTTTTTTTAATACTATATTATTCATTACAAACTATAATGAATTATTATTATGAAGATGGATTGGTATACTTAAAAATATACGGAACGTATTATATTTTCTTTTTTATATTGCTGTTAATAGTGGTTTCGTTTAATTATTATATAAATATTTTAGTTGAATCTACAAACACGGATACCCACTTGTGTAATATATCCGTGGGATAATTATATAAGTTATTTACATGATATAAATATGATATTTATATCATGGGAGTGTCAAAAACGGTTACCGTATTAATTATATTATTTTGTTATGTAATTGTATATATTTCATTAAAAATAATTGTAAATTATTTTAATCCAAATTACTTAATATATTTAAATATGTATTCAATATATTATATATGTTTCATTATAACTTTATTATTGGCGTTATCTTTTAATTATTATATTAATGAAGATAATATAAACACAATTATACCTGCGGTATCAACCGCACTTACAATAATACAACAAGCTCCAGAAACATCATCAACACCAGAAACATCATCCATAGTTCAATCATCATCAACACCAGAAACATCATCCATAGTTCAATCATCATCATAACAAGATACGTGATAAGAAGTGTAACTTCCAAAACATAATCTCTAAACTTATTTCATTATAATCTAAAAATTGAAAATAAAGTTATATTATTAGATGTAATATAAAGAAATGGAAAGAAAGATTAACAAAAAAATAGAGAATTATTTGTCAAAGTTTAAGGATTCAATTCGTGATAAAATAACAGATTTAAATAATGAAGAAAACCATTATGAAGGGTTGTTACAATTTATTTATGAATATGAAAGACTTACTATTGATAAAGAAGATTTAGCTAATCGTAAAAGAATAAAAAATGTGGTTCCTTATTGTGATAGATGTAGTTCAAAAAGAGCAAATAATGAACAATGTACCCGAAGAAAAAAAGATGGATATGATTATTGTGGAACTCATATTAAAGGAACGCCTCATGGAACAATGAATGCGAATGGTGATATTGAAGTTATTTCAACACAAAAAGTAGAAGTATGGGCACAAGATATTAAAGGTATTATTTATTATCTAGATAAAAATATGAATGTTTATCAAACAGAAGACATAGTTTCTAATAAACATAATCCAAAAATTATTGCTAAATATATCAAGACAGGTGATATATATCACATTCCAGAATTTAATATTTAATTATTAAAATTATAATCATTCAAACATTAATAAAATTATTTTTATTTGTATAAAGTGGAATGTTCATTATAATTAGTAATATTATAATGAAATATAACTATCTGCCGGTCCAAATTTTTATTAAAGGAACATTTATTCTTTTTTTGTCAGTTCTATCTCTATAAAAATCATCGTATGAATATCCCCATTTCATATATTTTGAAATAGAACCAAGTAGAGAAAATATTTTATTATTAACTATTTCGGGACAATTTAAGCAAATAATAATTCCAAATATTCTTTCCAAACAACATCGGTCAGCTCTATTGTTTACAACGTGTAATAAAGAAAATAAATTGTATTTTTTATTTATATAAGCTAAAAAGTTATAAGAAATATAACTTTGACATCCAAAACAACCAATCCAATCATCTTGGGTCCATTTTAATACAAAATTATCTAATTCATATAATTTATCTATTATATTTTTGTTATTTTGTAAAACATTTACAAGTCTATATGAATTAACTACGTTTTCTTTTTTTTCGTTTTCAAAATGCCATAAAGGTAATACAGGTAAATGTATATTTTCAAATTTTATTCTTTTTTGGAAGAAGACGCTATCGTGTATAATTACTGCTTTTTTAAAAAAATGATATTTATAAAAATAATAATAAGGTAATAATTCTCCTCTTCCTGGAAATTCTGATTGAATGTAAGTTACATTTTGATAGTTATTAAATTCTTTTAAAAACTCTTTTTTACTATTATCATCAATAACAACTATTTTATATTTTTCTGAAGGATAATATCTTCTTATAGATTGAATACAAAAATTCCAATATTTATTCGTTTTTATTGAATTTACGTGACGTGTAATAATGAACCCATAATCCATTATATATATATATACACTTTTCTATGTAAAATTAAAAAACTTGTAAACAATCAATATTCATAATATTTATTTTTTCTGTTTTTGGTATTTTCTTTCCTTCTATAAAAAATTTATTAAACTGGGGTCTGTTTAATTGTGTTTGTGGAGTATGTTTATGGACCGATCGAGCAATCATTTTGTATAATTTAAAATCTTCATAACGTTCGTCTCCATTTTTTTTATAGAGAACATTTAATCCATTATCATCTCTACACCATTCATCAATCAATTTCACAATAGGTGAACACTCATTAATATCATCTAAATCTTCCATGTCATCTACTACATAATCAAAAATAGAACATGCTAAGCGACATAAATCAAAACTATAATTGGGTTCTATTCTTGGTTTCGTATCATTGAAAAAAGGATCGCAATTATATTGTGTAGCAGCGTCTTCTCCTTTTTTAAAACTATCACTAAATAGTAATTTATTATTAATTTTATAAATACTTCTTCCAAAATCTATAATTTTAAAAATTCTTCCATAAGTAGGAACCTTGTAATGTTTTTTATTATAACAATAATACAAATGCTTTTTTTCTGTATGAATATACATTATATTATTTGTATGTAAATCATTATGTGTAAATGAAAAACATTTTTGATATGTAATCAATATCATTATTACTTGCATTAATGTAGAGAACCATTCATCCATAGTTTGAATTTGTTTTCGTAAAATTAAATTATCTAATGTATCAATACATTTTTCCATACAAATCATATTTACAGGAAATTTTGGAATAGTAGCATATATGTGTTGCTCATTTTCTACATCTTGTTCTTCAAATTCGTCATCAAATTCGTCATCAAATTCGTCTTCAAAATCATCTTCATCATCTTGTTCTAAATCACTATAAGAAACTCTAGAAGAACATGATGACCCACTCTTTAAAGAAATAACGGATGATTTATCAAACTCAATATCTACTTTCTCTAGTTCAGAAGAAGTATTTTCAAATTGTTCAGAAGATGTAAATATATCTTCAAATATTTCTTCGTTAATAGACGAAATAGAAATATTAGATTTTTTACTATTGTTAATAGTGATAGGAGGTAATACTGGTGGTTCTATTTCTAAATCATCATCAATACCAAAAATTTGTTTGTTTTTATTGAAAAAGTCATATTTTATTAAATAATCTAAATCATCTTCAATGGTTACTTTAAAATTATTTTTAATTCCAACAAAACTTCCAAAAAAATCTATTCCATGAACAAAATTATATTCATTTAATAATTTACTTGAAATAAAAGAAAATAATCCATCTACATAGGCTGAATTATTAATGTCATTAATTTTATTATAAATGTGATTATTCTCTACTTGTATAATAGTTGGAAGTGAAAAATCGCTTAATTCGTTGTATTTACCAATCATATATTTAAAAGGGTCCAATATAGGAGCAAATTTGATAAAGATGGGCGTTTTCACTATTTCTTCGTTATGTTTAATAAAAAAATCCAATTCGTGTTGAGAATGATGTATATCATAAATATATTTGGAATGATTTAAGTTAATGGTATTAAAATTATTTTCATTTAATTCAAAAAAATTTTTGTAAATAGGAATATAATTTTGTATTTCTTCAAAATGAAAAATATCTGAATTTTTACATTTATCAAATAAAATAGAATTCTTTCTTTTTTCGTAATTTAATTGTAATAAATTCATTTTAGCTAAATAGTATATTATTAATATTTTGTTTAAACTTAATTTTTGCGTAATATAATTATAAAATATAAATTTATAATTTATAATGACATTGGAGCTTAAAAAATTTGATATGAAAAATATAAGTTTTAAACCGAATGAAATGAAAGCACCTGTCTGCGTTTTAATAGGTAGAAGAGGAACAGGAAAAAGTGTATTAGTTCGTGATGTTCTCTACTATCATCAAGATATTCCAATTGGCGTGGTTGTTGCTGGAACAGAAGAAGGAAATGGATATTATGGAAAAATGGTACCAAAATTATTTATTCATAATGAATATAATACAACTATTATAGAGAATATATTAAAAAGACAAAAATCAGTATTAAAACAAATTAAACGAGAAATAGAAACATTTAAAAAAACAAATATAGATCCAAGATCATTTGTTATATTAGATGATTGTTTATATGATGGTGCGTGGACGAGAGATAAAATGATGAGGTTATTATTTATGAACGGAAGACATTGGAGAATTATGTTAATTATTACTATGCAATATCCATTAGGTATTCCACCCTCTTTAAGAACCAATATTGATTATGTATTTATTTTAAGAGAACCATATATATCCAATCGGAAACGTATTTATGAAAATTATGCGGGAATGTTTCCAACATTTGAATCATTTTGTCAAGTAATGGACCAATGCACCGAAAATTATGAATGCTTAGTTATTAATAATAGTGCTCAATCAAACAAATTATCAGAACAAGTATTTTGGTATAAAGCAGACATTCATAATGATTTTAAGTTGGGAAGTAAAGAATTTTGGGAATTGAGTAAAGATATGAACTCAGATGATGAAGATGAAAAATATGATCCAAATAATACAAAAAAAAGAGGACAAGGGCAAAGAATTAATGTGAAAAAAACGAAATGGTAAATTATATTTTTTGATATAATTTATTTAAATATGGATTATTCATAAATGTTTGAGGTTTAATACCATTTGTCTCATAACCACATAATAAATTCTCTTCTTTAAATTGAGGAATGATTTGTTTGATTACATTATAGAAATTAAATCTTGATAAAAATCCTAATCCAACTAACTTTATAATATTCATATTTTTTGCTGCCATTGGGTTATTGGTTAGTACATAAATTTCTACTTTTTGTTTATGTAAAAAATCAAACATGGTTTTCAACCATAAAAATCGTTGTTCTGAACCACAATAATAAACAGCAATATCTCTATAATTAATTCCCATTTTATGAAATTTTAATGTTTCAATAGGATTACCAGGTAATACTATACCTTCAGCAACAGATATTGTGCCATCCCAATCAAATAAAGCAACTTTGGTTTGAATAGTAGAGAAAGACCAATTTAATAAATCTTCAGCATTATATAAAGAAAATCCCATATTGATAGATTTTTCATTATTTCTAAAATATGATAAATATTTGGCAAAATTATTATTTGGATATTTTTTTAAAAATTCTTTAGTAAAATCTTTTGGTTTAGAATGTTTTAGAATTTCTTTATTTGGTCTATCAGGAATATAAATAGTATCTACATTTTTCAACATTGTTTTAAATTGTTGAATAATATCTGGTTGATTATCGTAAAATCGTATGGATATATTTTTATATTTTACAGCCATAAAATATAAAATATTAAATATTCATTAGTTTTTATTTGCAAAAGGACCACTTTGTAATAAACTTTGTCCGTAATCAGATTTACCAACAACAATATTATCTCCTTCAAATAATTCAGCCCTAATATCAGATGAAGTAATTTCATTTTCATTTCCTTCGTGAATGCCTAATAATGATTTCTCTTGTGTATTTAAATTATTAATACCAATTAAATTTCCATCCTTATCTATACTTTGTGTAAGCGTAGAACCAGATTTTTTTGCTTTCTCTATATTTTCTTCAATAGCCTTTTTCTTTGTTTCTTTCACTCTTTGTTCAAAAGCATTTTTAGCAAAAGCTTCATTCTTTGTTTTTTCATGCATCAATTGATTTAATTCATCTTCCATATATTCAACTCTTCCTGTCTTGTATGCCTCTGGTTCCCACGGCATCCATAATCCAACCGGACCTACATAGACATCATGATTTGGATCAATTTCTCTCAACATTTTACATCTCAATTCTGCTTCTTCTAGAGAAGGATATACACCTCTCACCTTTAGACCTCTTGTTGAAGTTTGAAAATTATGACAAGAATTAAAAGAAGTTTCTAATCTTTCTTCATTTTGGTCAATAAATGTTTTATATTCATCTTCAATATTAGACTGAACTAATAGTTCTCTTTCTTCTTTCACAAATTCATTAAAATCATTTGTTAATTCATCAAAATTCATTTTGTATTTATAAGAAATAAAGTTTATAAATTGTAGAGACTTTTCCATTGATTTATTGAAATCCCACGTTTTTAAAAACTCTTGAAAATAATATAATTCTTTATTTTTTATTATTTTTTCAGGAGAAACAAAAGAAACACATACAAATTTTTGTCCAGCAATTGGTTTATCTTCTTCAAGTAAATCAGCATAAACTTGTGTTTTTTTAGTATTATTTTTTCTGGAAGTCATTATATTAGTATTTTATATTATTTAAGTATTTATTAATTAATAATATTTTATAATATTTTCTAATAAAATATTATAATGTTTGATATTTCAGAAATTATAAAAAGAATTATCAAGTATTTGGTTGAAGGTTTAATGGTTGCTATTGCTGCTTATGCAATCCCCCAGCGTTCTTTAAACATGGAAGAAATTACATTAATTGCTTTGACTGCCGCAGCAACCTTTAGTATATTGGATTGTTATGTGCCAAGTATTGGTGTTTCTACTAGAACAGGGGCTGGATTTGGTATAGGTGCAAATATGGTTGGATTCCCTGGAGGTTTAGGAATATAAATACATAATATAATTATTATACTATAATTATATTATTTTTATTAATGGTGTTAATCATACTCATATCTATAAATATAAAAAAATTGATTTGATATATAAAATAATATAAAGAGCATCTTATAAACAACTCAACTACTATCAACTATGGATTTGAATCAACGAAAACTCAATAAATCTGAATGGGAATCTATTGAAGTTCCTGTTACCGATGATGAAAAATGTATTCTTACACTTATTTGCAAAGGTTATCACGATGTAAATATTAAATATAATAAACATATATCTCTCTTCGGTTATCTAAAGGTTGAATTTTCTCTACTTATGGAAGATTATTTATATTATAACTACTTTCTAGCAAAAATAAATGAAATTAATACATATACTGAATATATTCACGATATAAAATCAAACCCTAAAATTAAAAAAGCGGATTTAATACGCATTCAAAGAAATAATGTAGAGAAAATAATAAATAATGTTGATATTTATGAATATTTACTTCTTGAAATTATTTCTAATCTATTATTAAATCAAACTACTAATAATTGGTATATTCACTATTTTACACTATATAAATTAAAATTAATGTCAATACAAATGTTAAATAGACACGTAATGAATTATGTTGATTTTATTTTGAAACAGTTAGAACCTAAAATCAATATGATTGAATTAATTAAAAATTCTGTTGAATTTATAGAGAAAAATAAGTTATTATTAAAATATGCTGATTTGACATTATACGAACATCAACGAGAATTATTTACAGCATGTAAAAATACATATCCTAAATTAATTTTATATATTGCTCCAACTGGCACAGGAAAAACGCTTTCACCAATTGGTCTACTAGAAGGATTTAAAATAGATAGCATTACTAATGAAAAAATAAATCAACGAATTATATTTGTTTGTGCCGCAAGACACGTTGGATTAGCATTAGCTAAATCTTCTATTTCAATCGGTAAAAAAATAGCTTTTGCTTTTGGTTGTATGAGTGCTGCTGATATTCGTTTACACTATTTTGCTGCAAAAGATTTTACCAAAAATAAAAAAACCGGTGGAATCGGTAAAGTAGATAATTCTGTAGGAGATAAAGTTGAAATTATGATTTGTGATGTTAAATCTTATTTACCAGCTATGTATTATATGTTATCATTTAATAAAGCTAATAATATTATTACTTATTGGGACGAACCTACTATTACAATGGATTATGAAGAACACGAATTACATTCTATTATTAGAGAAAATTGGCAACAGAATTTAATTCCCAATATAGTATTATCCTCCGCAACTCTTCCAAAATTACACGAAATCACAAATACTATTGAATCTTTTCATACAAAATTTGAAGGTGCTACTATACATAATATTATTAGCTATGATAGTAAAAAATCCATACCTATCATCAATAAATATGGTTATGTCATCGTTCCTCATTCCATTACCAATAACCCAGAAAAAATGCTTCACATTATTGAAAATATAAAAGAAAATCTAACATTATTACGTTATTTAGACTTGAACGAAATTGTTAAATTTATTGATTATATATCTTCTAAATATGAAACTAATGTTAGTGATAAATTCTACAAAATTGAAGATATCACTATGTCTTCAATTAAGATATTTTATCTTGAATTATTAGAACAACTTATTACAACTAATCCTTCTTCATGGGAGAAAATTTATTTACATTTAAATTTATTAAAAGAAAAAAGAATTCAATCTAATCCATATATTGACACAAATGGAAATCCTATTCGTAAATCAATTAGCTTCAATTCAATCATAAGTAAAGAAGAAAAACCTTTAACAAGAACTATGAGTATCTCTTCTATTGATGTGCCAAAAGAAGAACAAACTGGTATATATGTAACCACTAAAGACGCATTCACATTAACAGATGGACCAACTATATTCCTTACAAATGATGTAGAGAAAATCGCTAAATTTTATATACAACAATCTAATATCCCTTCTCTAGTTATGAAAGATATATTAAATAAAATATCTATAAATAACACTATTAATGACAAAATAACAGACCTAGAACAACAATTAGAATTGTTAACTGAAAAAAATAATCAATCTTCTACAAATGATGAAACTATAGACAAAAAATCAAAGAAAAAAGATAGTAAGGTTAAATTAGCATCTGATACAAATGCTGATGGCAAAAATATTTCTAGATTAGAAACTGAAATTGAGAGATATAAAAATATGATTCAATCAGTCCAATTGAACGAAACATTTGTTCCTAATAAAGTACTCCATATTAAAAAATGGTTTTCTAATAAAATTGTAAATACTTTTACAAGTGATATTGAAGAACACGTTATTATAGAAATTATGATGCTGAAAGATGTAGACGATAGTTGGAAAGTATTATTATTAATGGGTATTGGAGTGTTTACAAATCATCCAAGTATTACTTATACTGAAATTATAAAAAGATTAGCTTCTCAACAAAAATTATTTATGATTATTGCTTCAAGTGATTATATTTATGGAACAAATTATCAATTCTGTCATGGTTATTTATCAAAAGACTTGTCTATTACACAAGAAAAAATTATTCAAGCTTTTGGAAGAATTGGAAGAAATAATATTCAACAAGAATATACTATTCGTTTGAGAGATGACGCACAAGTAGAAAAATTATTTTACAAAGAAATAAATAAACCAGAAGTAATGAATATGGCAAAACTTTTTGTTTAGATATTATATGAAACGACAACGGTGTAGAAATACATTTAGAAGATGTTTTAATAATAATTGTATTAAAATAAATAAAAATAAAAGTTATAATAAAAAAAGATGCAAAATAGGAACAAGAAAATGTGTAGACAGAAATTGTTACACATATAAAAAATTTTTTTCTTCTAAACGAAAACATAACAAAAAAAGTATTCGTAGTAGTCCTATTAGTCATAGACATATTCGGAGTCGGAGTCGGAGTCGGAGTCCTAGTAGTCATAGATATAGTCCTATTAGTTTTAGACATAGTCGTAGCCGTAGTCCTAGTAGTCATAGATATAGTCCTATTAGTTTTAGACATAGTCGTAGTCGTAGTCGGAGCCGTAGTCGTAGTCGTAGTCGGAGTCGTAGCCGTAGTCCTAGTAGTCATAGATATA